TGGCGGAGCTGCTGGGCATTGCCGAACGCCTGCGCGCGGTGATCATCGCTGACGGCCCCAACACGACAGATGCTGCCGCCATCGACTACCGCGAGGACTGGGGCTCTGCCCGGATTTACGTGGTCGATCCGCACGTCAAGGTGATGAAGAGCGGCGCAGTCGTGACCGAACCGGTGTCGGCGCGTGTGGCTGGCCTGATTGCCAAGATCGACAACGACCGGGGTTTTTGGTGGAGCCCGTCGAATAATGTCATCAACGGCATCGTCGGCAGCCACCGTCCGGTGGACTTTGCACTCGGTGACCCGAATGCCCGGGCCAACCTGCTCAACGAGAACGAGGTGGCCACGATCATTCAGGAGGATGGCTACCGCTTGTGGGGCAACCGCACCTGTTCTTCGGACCCCAAGTGGGCCTTCCTTTCGGTGCGGCGCACCGCCGACATGATCAACGAGTCGCTGTTGCGCGCCCACCTCTGGGCGGTGGATCGCAACATCACCAAGACCTACGTCGAGGAAGTCACCGAAGGCGTCAACGCCTACCTGCGCCAACTCAAAGCCCAGGGCGCGATCCTCGGCGGCAAGTGCTGGGCCGATCCGGACCTCAATTCGCCCCAGTCCATCCAGGACGGGAAGATCTACTTCAACTTCGACTTCACCCCGCCATATCCGGCTGAGCACATTATTTTCCGCTCGCACCTGGTCGATGACTATCTCGAGGAGATTCTGTAATGGCCATCGAACTGCCACGGGTTCTCAAGAACATGAACCTCTTTGTCGACGGCCGGGGCTACGCCGGACGCATCGACGAGATCCAACTGCCCAAACTCACCCTCAAAACCGAGGAGCACCGCGCCGGGGGTATGGATCTGCCGGTCGAGATCGACCTCGGTATGGAGAAGCTCGAAGCCGAGCTGACCATTGCCGACCACGACCCGGAAGTCTTCAAGCTCTTCGGACTGCTCGACAACGCCGCGACGCAAATCACCATCCGGGGTGCCATCCAGGCACAGGGGGCGGAAGCTAAGCCCGTCATCGTCAACCTGCGCGGTGGCTGGAAAGAGCTCGATGCCGGCACCTGGAAGCCTGGCGACAAAAGCACCCTCAAGGTCTCGGTGGCAGCCAGCTATTACAGGCTGACCATCGATGACGAAGAGCTGATCGAGATCGATGCCATCAACCTGGTCAGGAAGGTGGGTGGCACCGATCAGATGGAAGCCATTCGTGCGGCGATTGGGCTGTGATGAATGAACGATAAGGAGCCCACCATGAACACCCCCGAACGCATCACCCTCAATTTCCCCATCGAACACGACGGTCTGCCGATCAAGGAGATCGCTTTGCGCCGTCCCACGGTGGGCGACCACCTGGCCGCGCAGAAGGCGGCCGGCACCGACGCTGAGCGCGAGATCCGGCTGATCGCCAACCTGGCCGAGTTGCCGCCAGCGGCGATCCACCAGCTGGATATGAAGGACTACGCCCAGTTGCAGAAGGTGCTGGGCGGTTTTTTGCAGTGAATCCGGGTGAGCTGCCCGCCCTCGTGGTGGAGCTTGCCCTCTACACCCATTGGCCTCGATCCGAGTTGCTTGCCCTGGAGGTGAGTGAGTTGGTCGAGGCCTTGTCATTGGCGCGGCGGCTGTCTGCAACGCCATCTTCCTGAGGTTTGCCCATGGCCACCGCGCATCCCGTTCAAATCAGCATCGGTGCCACGCTGGCGGCCTCGCTCGGCTCGGCGGTGCGCGGAGCCCAGGTGCAGTTGAACCAGCTCGGCTCCACGATGGCCGAACTGGGCAACAAGCAGTCGGGCATCAAGCAGCTGGAGAGCCTGCGCAGCCAGGCCAAGGATGCGGCACTGGCCATGCGCGCGGCGCAGCAGAAAGTTTCCGGACTGGAAGCGAACATTGCCGGCCAGGATGGCGGTGCCACGGCCAAGCAGGCCAGAGAGTTGGAGCGCGCCCGTGCCGCAGCGACCCGAGCCGAGGAAGCCTACCGTCGCCAGCGGGCAGCCGTCGATGAACTCTCAGGGTCGCTGCAGCGCGCGGGCGTCAACACCCGCGCCATGGGCAGCGAGTCTGCGCGGCTCGGCAGCCAGCTGGAGACGCTTCGATCTCGCACCGAAGCCTTGAGCCGGGCGCAGCAGGCGCAGGCCAGGAATCTCGAGAACCGCAGTGCCTACCGCGCCCAGATGATGGATGCGGTTGCCTTGGGCGGGGCGCTGTATGGCCTGGTGCAACCGGCTGTCCAGTTTGAGTCGGTGATGGCCGACGTCAAGAAGGTGGTCAACTTCGACACGCCGGATCAGTTCGGGCAGATGAGCAAAGATGTGCTGTTGATGTCGACGCGCATCCCGATGGCTGCCGACGGTATCGGCGCCATTGTGGCGGCTGCCGGTCAAGCCGGTATCGCTCACGAGGAGTTGCTGCGCTTTGCCGAAGACGCCGCCAAGATGGGCGTGGCCTTCGATTTGTCGGGGCAGCAGGCGGGTGCGGCGATGACGGGCCTGCGCTCGATCTTCGGGTTGACGCAAGACGAAGTGGTGAAGTTGGGCGACGCTATCAACCACCTGTCCAACAACATGGATGCCAAGGCATCCGATCTTTTGAACATCGCCAACCGGGCCGGTTCGACCGCCAAACTCTTCGGACTGTCCGGCGCACAGTTGAATGCTTTGGGCGCGACCTTTCTGGCGCTCAAGACGCCCCCGGAGGTGGCGGCTACCGGCATCAATGCCTTGCTGATGAAGTTGGCCACCGCCGACAAGCAGAACGAGAAGTTCCAGCAGGGCTTGCAGGACATCGGGCTGTCCGCTGAGGTCATGAAGCAGATGATCCAGCGTGACGCCCAAGGAGCGCTGACCACCTTTCTGCAGCAGGTGAAGAAGGCCCCGGACCTGATGGGCACGCTGTCGGATCTCTTCGGCATGGAGTACGCCGACGATATCGCCAAGCTGGTGGGCTCGATGGAGACCTACGAGAAGGCGGTGGGTCTGGTCGCCGATCAAACGGCCTACGCTGGGTCAATGCAGAAGGAGTACGAGGCGCGCTCGGCCACCACCGCCAACAATCTGCAGCTCCTCAAGAACCAGATGAGCCGGCTGGGCATCACGGTGGGCAATGCGCTGCTGCCGGCCTTGAACAACTTGGTGGGCGCGTTGATGGGGCCTATCGATAGCCTGGCCCATCTCGCCGAACGGTTTCCTATCGTCACGCAAGTGGTGGTGGGCACCGTCGGTGCCGTGCTGGGCTTGAAGGTGGCCACCATCGCATTGGGCTATGCCTGGACCTTCGTGAAGGGGCCGATCCTCGGTGCGCAGGTGGCGTTTCAATCGGCGCGGGCCGGTCTGGCGTTGCTGCAAGTGCAGGCGGCAGCGACGGGCACCAGTGCGGGCATTCTGTCGCTGGCCTGGAGTCGGATGCAGACCGGAGCCCTCGGGCTGATCGCGCCGATCAAGTCGGCAGCGCAGGCCTTCTGGTCGATGCTGCCGGCCATTGGTGCCACCACGACTGCGCTCTTGACCAACCCGATCACCTGGATCGTCGCTGGCATCGGGGTCGCCGTCGCAGGCCTTGCCTTGGTGATCCGCAAATATTGGGACCCCATTGCCGCATACGTCGGCGGTGTGTTCGAAGGCATCCGGTCAGCCGTGCAGCCAGCGATCAGCAGCCTTTCCACGGCATTGGCACCGCTGGCGCCGATTGGCCAGGCGATGGCTTCCGTGTTCGGTTTCATCGCCGATGGCGTGAGCCGGGTGGTGGGCTGGATCGGGGCTTTGCTCGCGCCAGTGACACTCTCCACGGAGGCGTTCAACAGCCTGTCCGCCTCCGGCCAGTCTCTCGGGTCGGTGATCGGCAGTGTGTTGAGCACAGCTTTCACGGTGCTGACCTTGCCGATCCGCGCGGTGGGCACGCTGGTGGGGTGGGTGATTGAGGGTTTTACGGCCCTGGTGTCTTTCTCCCCCTTGGCCCTGATCAGCGCGGCTTGGCAGCCGGTTGCGGATTTCATGACCAGTCTCTGGTCGGGCATCACCGCCACCGTCGGTCAAGCCATCGACTGGATCGCCGGCAAGATCGGCTGGGTGATGAATGCCGGCAAGCAGGTCGGCGACTGGTTCGGTTCGCTCTTCGGTAGCGATAAGCCGGCGTCGCCCACTGCCACGGCTCCGGCTACTGCGCGTCCGGCAGCGGTCGGTGGCACTGCTGCGCTGGTCGCGCCACGCCCCTCCGTCGGCACCGCACCCGTTGGCATCGCGCCAATGTCAGCGGTCAGTCCGTCAGTGGCGGGTTCCAGACCGGTGACGATGCCGGCGCAACCACTGGCTGCGCGTGGCAACACCAGTGTCTCGCTGTCCGCTCCGATCACGGTCAATGCTCCGCCCGGAATGGATGCGCGCGAGATCGCCGCACTGATCGAGTCGCGCCTGCGCACTCTGATGCGCGAGACCACCCGCAGTCCGGCTGCGGCGATGTACGACTGATTTTTCTGTTGGGAGGTGTGCCATGGCCGAACGGGTGATGTTGGGCCTGGACGAGTTTCGTTTTGAAATCGCCACACTCGCTTACCAGAAGTTCTCGCTGAACCAGTCCTGGCGCTGGCAGGAGCAGGCGCGTATCCACCGCGATCCGGCTCTGCAGTTTGTGGGGCGCAACGTTGGCGAGATCGAACTCGACGGCGTGATCTACCCGAGCTTCAAGGGCGGCCTGGGTCAAGTCGATGCGATGCGTGCGCTGGCGGACGCCGGCAAGCCGCTGCAGCTGGTCGATGGCCTGGGCCGCATCTGGGGAGCCTGGGTGATCACGGAGATCGGCGACACCCGCACCGTGTTTGCCGATGACGGTCAAGCGCGCCGGATCGAGTTCCGCATCAAGCTCAAGGCCTACGGGGAGGATCAGTCATGACCCAACCGATCTTCAAACGGGTGGTCACCCGTGATGGGGATGTGCTCGATGAGATGGTCTGGCGGCACTATGGGCGCAGCGATGTACTGACCGCCGTGCTCGAAGCCAATCCGCAGCTAGCCCTGTTGCCCCCGGTTCTCACGGCCGGTTTGGTGATTGATCTGCCTGATCTACCACTACCAACGGAAGCGCCGGTGATTCGGCTGTGGTCATGAGGAGGGGAAGATGCAACCGATCTTCCGCATCTACGCCGGTAGCCAAGAGATCACTGCTGCCATCCGCGACCGACTGATCGAACTGGTGGTCACCGACGAAGCCGGCATCCAGTCCGATGAGCTCAAGCTCACGCTGGACGACCGTCGCCGTGAGGACGGCGCGATTGCTGAGCTGCCGCGCATCGGTACGGTGCTGACTGTGTCGCTGGGCTATGCCGAAACCCGGCTGGTGTCCTTGGGGCGTTTCATCGTGGATGAGGTCGAGATCCGCTCGCCGCCCGCGACGTTGACCGTCTCGGCCAAGGCCGCCGATATGGTCGGGCCGTTTCGCAGTCCCAAGACCCGCTCCTGGGATGCGACGACGCTTGGCCAACTGGTCGAGGCGATCGCTGCCGAGCACCGCTATCAGGCCAAGACCGATCCGGAGCTGGGCGCCATCGCCATCCCGCATTTGGATCAGACCGCCGAGTCGGACATGGCGCTGCTCACGCGCCTGGCGGCCAAGCACGATGCCATGGCCAAACCCGTGGCCGGGTTCCTGGTACTGGCCAGGCAAGGGGCGATCAAGACCATCACCGGGCAGGTGATGCCGACGATCACCCTCAGATCCAGTGATCTCGCCGAATGGCGCTACCGACACTCGGCGCGCAAACCCGGTGGCAGTGGCACCACCAGAGACCGCGACACGCAACAGCCACCGACCACGGCCACCGGCGGCACCAAGGCTTATTGGTGGGACTTCGAGAAAGGCGAGCGCCGGGAAGTGACCACCGGAGCACCTCCGTTCGAGGAAATCCGCTACGTCCACGCCACCGAAGCGGAAGCCAAGGCGGCGGCCGCGACCCGCAAGAACACCGGGGAGCGTGGGCAGGGCGAACTCTCGTTCAGCCTACCCGGTGATCCGAGGCTGGCCGCCGAGGGACGGCTGTCGCTTTCCCTGCGCCCCGGTATCCCCACCGACTGGCGCATCAAGCGCGTCGAGCACCGCCTCAGTGCCCAGGGCTACACGACGCAGGTCGAGTGCGAGCGCTTGACTGCCTCACCGGCCCCGGTGACCGACGCCGCCACCGAACCTAACAAGTAAGGAGACAAGCACTGTGACCCCTGACAAAGATCCTTCGACCTACGGCCTGATCACCTACCTGTGGGTGACGGGTCTGGCCGCCTGGGGTGGCCTGGTCAATTTCTACCGCAAGGTGAAGTCCGGCGAGACCCGGGCTTTCAACGTGGTCGAGCTCATCGGCGAGATCGCCACCTCGGCGTTCGCCGGGCTCATCACCTTCTGGCTGTGCGAAGCCGCGCAGTTCAATCCGCTGGTCACCGCAGCCCTGGTCGGCATCTCCGGCCACATGGGCAGCCAGGCTATCTACCAACTGGAGCGCTGGGCGCAGACGCGTCTGGGCAAGGAGCGGTCATGAACACCATCGAACAGATTCTGGATGACATCCTTCGCCGCGAAGGCGGCTACGTGAATCACCCGGCCGACCGGGGCGGGCCGACGAACTTCGGCATCACCGCACAGACGTTGGGAAGCTGGCGAAAGCTTGGCCGCCCGGCCACGGCTGCTGAAGTCCAGGCGCTGACGGAACCGGAAGCCCGTGCCATCTACCGCCAGCAGTACATCACCGGCCCCGGGTTCGAGACCATCACGCATCCGGCGTTGCTGCACCTGCTGGTCGATGCCGGGGTGCATTCCGGACCGAAACGCGCAGTGCAGTGGCTGCAGACGGCGCTCGGTGTCGCTGCTGATGGCGTCATCGGTCCCAAGACCCGCGCCGCACTGGCTGCTGTTGACCAAGGTGTGCTCTACGGCAAGGTGCTGGGGCAGCGCTTGCGCCATCTCGGACGGCTGATCACCAACGATCCCAAGCAGTCAGCGTTCGCGGCTGGCTGGATGAACCGGATGGCGGAATTCGTGGAGGGCTCGGTATGACCCCGATACTGACCACCTTGGCCCCGGGCTTGCTCGAAGCCGGCAGCCGACTCATCGACCGCCTGGTGCCTGACCCGGCCGAGCGCGAAAAGGCCAAGCTCGCGCTGCTGCAAGCCGAAGGGCAACTGGCGCTGCAGGAGATGCAGACCAGCCTGTCGGCGATCCTGGCTGAAGCCAACTCGCAGGACCCCTGGACCAGCCGGGCACGGCCGACCTTCCTGTACGTGATCTACGGCGTGATCCTGCTGTGCGTGATGGGTGCCATCATCGGCATCTGGTGGCCAACGCACGTCTTTCAGGCGGCGGAGAACCTCAATAAGCTGCTGGGCGCGGTGCCCGAGAGCCTGTGGTGGCTCTTTGGTGCTGGCTACCTGGGCTACACCGGGGCGCGCAGCTTCGACAAGTGGCGTGGGCCGGCACGCTGACCGGTGCTGCCCGGCACGACAACCTGAAACGACGATCCCCCGATCTCATTGCCTTTGCCGGCGGTGGGGTCGGGGGATTTTTGCTTTGTA